AATGGATCAACATCTGCATTTCAATGGAGTAGCCAAACTTCAGCGCAAGGCGCGCTAACTGACGGAGTATCGGCTTCACTTGTTGATCAAAAGTCGGGCCTTGATGTCTACAATGCAGGCACCTCGATCAAGATTTCAAAAACAGAAGCGGGATCGGGTAAGAATGTTGATAGCATGTTGATCTTGTCATTCGAGCCAGCGCGCAAGTTCTAATTGTGTTATGAGTTGCTATGAGCTTAGTATCCGTCGCCACGCTGAAGAACTATCTGCCCGAGTACACGGGCACGGCCTCGGATACTGAGCTCGGCAATTTGTTGGATCGTGTCGAGTCGGATGTTGCCCGCTTTCTGGGCTTTCCGATTTACGATTCAGGGACTACACCAGTTCTAACAGCGCAGACGTACACACTGCATATCGACGAACCTATGTACACCAATCATATGGTGCTACAACTCCCGATCCGTCCTCTTATTTCCGTCTCTTCTATTCATTCAGATGCGGATCGGGAGTATGGCGCGGATACGGAGATCACCGCTGCCGAGTACATTATTGATAAGCAACTCGCGCGAATCATTTTGAAATTCAATGTATCCACGGAGGGATTTGTAACTGCCTTTCGTGGAAATAAAGTTGTAGTCTCCGCCGGATATGCGACAGCACCGGCCGATCTTGAACATGCGATCTGTGTCTTTGCGAGCCAACTGCACAGACAAAAGAGCAATCAAGGAAAAGACAGCCAAGGACAACGAGACGCAACGACGAGATTCAGTAAGAAAACAATGCCTCACGAAGTTAAAGAGATCCTGTATCCGTTGCGCTCCTCCGCTATGGTGATGTAATGGCGCAACAACTGACACTCGACGACTTCAGGCGCAATCTAGAGCGCTCTAAGAGCCAGTTGCTAACCCGTTTGGAGAAGCAGCTAAAGATTTCAGCGCTTCGGATGGAGGGCCGCTCGAAAGATCGTACGTTCTCCAGATTCAAAAATGATACGGGCCGGCTTCGTCAGTCGATTGCAGGCAACGCCGGATTCTTCAACGGGCGACCGGCGGCGTTTTTGCAAGCCGGCGGACAGTTTCGCGGGGCCGATGTAAACTACGCCAAGTTTATCGAGTTTGGCACTAGACACATTCGCCCGCGTCTATTCCTGGGGCGATCCGTCGAAGCCGAAAAAGAGAAGCTCATTCCTGAGATCCGCAAAGTTGTTACAGCCGTTCTCCTCGGGGGGCGTGATGGCTGACTCTCGTGTGTATCGTATTCTTGACGCAATCAAAGGAAAGAAATTTAATAAAAATGGCAGCCCAAAAAAGAAAAAGTAGTAAGCTCAATATTAAAAAAGCTATTAAAAAGCCAGGTTCTTTAACTGTTACTGCAAAAAGAGCAGGAGCTATAAAGAAAGATGGCACTATCAAAGTTTCTTGGTTGCGTGAAAAATCTAAAGGGGGAAATAGTAAAACTGCACAACGTGCTAGATTTGCATTAACTCTAAGGAAGTTAAACAAAAAATAAATAAACAATTAAAATTTAAAGTTATGCCAGCAAATATGAAAAAAGCAGGAATCAAATACCAAAAAGGTGGTTCAAAAAAGAAAACGAACGCAGCACGTTCTGAAGCATTAAAGTCAATGGCAAAAAAAGGTGCTAAAAAAGTTGACGATGCATTAGAAAGAGCTACTTCAGGAGCTATTAATAAAATCCCAGCATATAAGAAAACAAAAGAATTGGTTAAATATGCTATGGGAATGAAGCATGGTGGTTCAATGAAAAAAAGATATGGACACGGTGGACCTATGGCTAAAGATTATATAGGCAATCCAATGGGTTACTTTAATGATAAGGCCATGTATGGGAAAGAAATGATGATGCAAAAAGGAGGATCTATGTTAGGCGATGTTGAAAAAACAGCTAGAGATGCTCAAAAAGCAACAGGAGCTATTCAAGATGCAAGACAACAAAGACTAGATGCTAAATTAAAAAGAAAGCAAACTAGAGCTAAAATCAGAGATGCTAAAACTAAAGGTGGCGTAAGAGAAAAGATTATGTCTAAAATGCAATCAGGTGGTCAAACAGGTAAAGGTGGTGCTTCGTCACCAAACCAACCTGATACTAAAAGGAGAGCTGATGCAATAAAAAAAGCTATAGGCAGCAAAGTAGGCAAACCAAAAAGTATAAAAAGAGGTCCAAAAATTAGTGAAAAAGCTGCTAAAAGAAAAGTTGCTAAAGGTAAAGGTATGATTACATACAAAGTAGGCGGAAAAGATCCGGGACCAGGTATGTATACTAAACTAGCAAAAAAGAAACCTGGAGCTATTGGTCGTAAGGTCAAAGGAAAAAGCAGAATGATAAGAAAAAAATCTTAACATGGCAGCACCTTGGATAG